GAGCACAGCGGCGCGCCGGACGTGCTCAGCATCCGCGCCCGCAGCGCGGACCTTCGCGGTGGGCTCAAGGTCAAGCGCGAACGCAGCTGGGACGGTGCCACCCTCGGCACGGTCATCGCCTCGATCGCCGCGGCCCATGGCCTGGCGCCGGTGATCAGCCCCATCCTGGCCGCCATCGAGCTGCTGCACCTGGACCAGGCCAACGAGAGCGACGCCAACCTGCTCAGCCGCCTGGGCCTGCAACACGACGCCATCAGCACCGTGAAGGCCGGCCGCCTGCTGTTCATGCCGGCCGGCAAGAGCACCACCGCCAGCGGCCTGAGCCTGCCCCACGTCACCCTCACCCGGGCCGACGGCGACCAGCACCGCTTCCTGCAGGCCGACCGCGACAGCTACACCGGCGTCAAGGCGTACTACTACGAGATCAACAGCGCGGAGAAGAAGGAGGCCATCGCCGGCGGCGGCGACAACCTCAAGGAGCTGCGCCACAGCTACACCGACCAGGCCAGCGCCCTGCGCGCCGCCCGTGCCGAGTGGGGCCGCCTGCAGCGCGGTACCGCCACGCTCAGCTACATGCTCGCCAAGGGGCGCCCGGAGCTGACCCCCGACCAGACCTACAGCCTGCTCGGGATCAAGGCCGAGATCGCGGCCATCGTCTGGCTGGGCAGCAACCTGCGCCACAGCTTCACGCCGGACAGCTACACCACCAGCCTGGAGCTGGAATCCAAGCTGCCCGATGGCGATGACGTGGATCTGCTGGCCGACCACGACGGCGACTACACCGGCGTCGTCGCCTGGTACCGCGAGGAGAAAACGGGCGAGCAGAAGAAACTCACCGCCGGCGACCAGACCAAGCCCAAGCGCCTGACGAACCTCTACGCGAGCAAGGCCAATGCCCAGCGGGCGGTGGATCGGGAGTGGACGCGGCTGCAGGAATGAGTTGCGACAGTCGGCTACCGCGAGGCGAAAAAAAGCCCGGCACAGGAGCCGGGCTCGTTACCTGAACCGATACTACGACTCGGTCGACTCCGCTTCCTGGTCCGATGCGGCGTCTGCCTCGTCCTGCTCTTCGTAAGGCGTTTGGTCGGTAATCTCAGTGACCTTTTCGATGACGGCGCTGGTGATCTTTCCGCGATTGCTCTTGGTTAGCACCTTCATCATCACCACTTTGTTATCCCATTCAGCATCTTTAAGTATTTGCACAATGGCGCCAGTTACGATCGCGCCATCTTTAGGCAGCGACGCCAAGAATACCTCGCCGCGCAACACATCCCGCAACTTGAACTTATAGTGCGTCTTACTATCGTGGTCGACGCCCTTTATTCGATATATTCCAGTTACCACTTCACCGGTTGATGCTTGCCGCTTAGTTGTTGCCAGTTCAGACACGGCAGAACCCGGAATTTTATTGCCCTGTATTGTCACGCTCTCAGCGTCGGCAACTCCCGCGAAAATCTTGTCATAGGCTTCGTCCACGAAACCCCGCATGGAGCTGACTTCCGGGTAATTGTCGTAGATATGCTCGGTCATCAAGCGCATGCGCTCGGTCTCAGCAGTGCTCAGGCGCTCAATCAAATTCAACGTGTCGAGGCGCTCGTTGCGCTCTGCCTCGTGCTGGATCTGCTCAACGTCGAGCTTGCGCAGTTCTACTTTGTTGTCGAGATAGGCATCTACTGCATAGGCGCCGAACAGAAGCAACCCAATTCCGAGGATGCCTTTCAACTTATCCCGTGATTCCATCTGCATGAATGCATCACCGACTTTATCAATCTGCTCGTATAGTTTAGCAAAGAACTCCGAACTACCCTCGCCGACATGAACAAGTATCTTTAAATCTTCTCGCTCCGCGTCTCGCAAGTTCCTCGAAGATGCAGAATATCGGGCCAGCGCGTACGACTTATTAAGCGCTGTTTGCAACTCAAGAAACCCCTTCATTAGCTCAGGTGTAATCGTTGAGTTGTAACGTTCCCCTTTTACATTCAACTCCAGCCGGGGCCAGTCCTCGAACGTAACGTCTTCGAGCTTGATGTCCTCACCGCCAACCAGTCGCTCCAGCAGGCTAAGCGCATCCGAGTCGCTGCGCACTACAACAGCTGCGTCCATCTACTCCACTCCTTGATCCGTTTGTGTCTTGCGTCAGCGTTTTGTTATTCAGACGTTGCGTTCAGCAACGCTTCTATCGCGCGCTGCACGAAGGCCCTTTCGGCAGGGCTAAGCCGCCGGTATAGCCTCAGCAGTAGCCACTCTTCCGGGGCAAGCTCCATTCCAGGGAGCGCCGAGCGCTTCTCCATAGGCTGGTTGTCAAAGGCCGCTGCAACATCAGTGTTCATCTGCATACTCCATTTGGGCAGTGAGCACTCAGATTCCCCGAAGCGTTTAGCCAGATTCCACCCAACTCGATGTAGTTAGGAGTGCTGCCTAGCCCAATCGCGGGGGCGCAGGATCTCGCCAGTATCAAGGTCAACAATGTCGCCCTCGATGCGATCGAGTAGGAAGGTCCGCTCGGCACGACGGGTATGGCACTCGCCCTTGATGCGGCTAGAGCTCACGGAATGAACCGTCACTGTGCGCATAGACCAATCGCCATTGGCATCAACGTATTCAAACGAAATTCTGCCCCTGCTCCAGCCTGTATCGATTGCCCGGCGAGACTTCTTACTTGGCTTGTGAAGCCGGGGTTTCGCGATTGGCTTTTGGACAGGCTTAGGCGCTTGAGCTGGCGGTGCGTTGTTCGATTGTCCCGGCATCGGCGCCGGTGCAGCATCCGTGGCTACAGGCGGGGCACTCGAAACCGGAACACTAGTCGTGGCCCTTAGCGTGCGCCTCGAAGCGAGAACATCGCCAATGAGTTTCACCACGGCCAAGACCGGCCAACCTACGAGAAGGGGAATGATGATCAGGCCAGTGGTGACGTCAGAGATGTCCCACATTCCGGTAGGGGCAGCCTCCGACAGCACCACAGCGAGCAGCGTGGCGCCGAAACCCCAAGCACCGACGTAGGCACGCTTCTTCCCGCGAAGCCCGATCGCCGCAGGGTGGATTACTCCAGCACACCAAGCCATGAGAACCGCGACCGTAAGCACGAGCGCAAGATTTTGCATTGCTCCTCCCTGAGAGACTCCTCGCGGGCTAGCGCCCGCCTTCCCTAGCTTCGTTCGGCGCTTTGGCCAACCCCGTCGTCATGCGGTGGATAGCCCCCTGGTCGTACTCGCTGAGTTGGCGATAGCTGTCCAGGATCTCGGCCTCCCGCTCGGTGAGGGCTTCGGCAAGCTGCGGGGTGCGGGCGCCGGTAACGACGTAGAGAACGTCGACGCCCCTCTCAGCCACAGCGGCCAGGTAGGCCGCATCTGGGCTTCGCTCACCTTTCTCGTAGTTGAACTGGGAGGTCTTAGCAACGCCGGCAATCGCTGCGAAATCCGCTTGGTTGTACCCAAGCCGGACACGCTCTTCCTTTAGCCGCTCGCCAATGTTCAACAAAACGAATCCTCGGAGCATTGACAGTTCAACGTACGTTGAATAATCTGAGCCCACATCACACGAAATCACACGAATTTGAACTATGCCGAACGGATACCCCAGCGAGCAAGCGCGCAACGCTGCGCGTGAACGCCTCAGCAAGCTTGGCCTGACCGCCAAGGAATGGGCCGAACAGAACGACATCAGCCCGTCCACGGTTTACGCCGTGCTCAACGGGCAGAAGAAGTGCCTGCGCGGTGAAGCCCACCGCGCTGCCGTTCTGCTCGGCATCAAGGAAGGCGTAGTAGCCGGCGACGCGCCGCGTTACGGGCGCCGCAAGACTGACTTCGCAGTGATTCCAAAGTAATGGCAAACCCCAAGGCGAGAAACGAGAAGATGAAGCACGCGATCCTCGACAGCCGGCGCAAGGTGGTCAGCGCCATCATCGCCGCATACCCCGGCGGCCGTGACTGCGCCGCGGCCCGCCTGGGCCTGGAAATCAAAAAGTTCGACAACCACGCCTACGAGAGCGCCGGCCACCGCCCGCTGACCGACGAGCAGATCCTGCTGCTCGAGCAGCAGATCGGCACGGCCTACCTGCCCGAGTACATCGCTGCCCAGTACGGCGGCGTGTTCGTCCCGCTGCCGGCTGCCGAGGAGCTGGACAACATGGAGCTCTACCACCGCGCCGTCGATACCGCGAAGCGCCGCGGCCGGGTGGACCTGATCATCGCCAAGGCCCTGGAGGACGGCGCGATCGACGAAGGCGAAGCCAACGCCATCCTCGATGCCCACCGCCGCTACGTCTCCGCCCGCCACGCGGAGATAGCGGCAGTCATCGTTCTGCATACCTGCAACGACAAAAAATAGTGCTGTACGGCCGCTGCCACGGCCGGGGGGGAAGGGATTTGAGCGTTTACAAACTGGTTTGCCCCGCATGCGGAGAGCGGATGCGCATTCGCAACTCCGAGGGGCAAACACCGACATTCCGCACCATCTACGGCCAGTGCATGAACCTGGCCTGCGGCCTGGTGCTCACGGGCTCGATGAGCTGGGACTACCAGATCAATACCTCGGGCATGGACAAGCCGAGGGTGGTGCTGCCGATTGCGCCATCCGTGGCGAAAATGCAGGCGTTGCGTGACAGCCGGCCTGCATCCGATCAACCCGATCTGTTCGATCAGCCACTCAAGGAAGCACACGCATGAACCGCGAACCCTCTGCCAAGGATTACCGCAGCAGCATGCAGGCCGCCGCCAAGGCCTACCTCCTGCGCCATCAGGATGAGCACCTTGCCGACGATGAGCGCCTGTATGACCGCGCGTGCCGCTATTTGGTTCAACGCCTGGACGTTCCTGCGTTCATGGCGCCGCGGCTGGTCCATCTGGCGATGACCGAAATCTCGTCCCGCGTGGGTATCGATCGCGGCCTCGGTGATGAAACCCGGCTGTGCCTGGTGCTCGTGCGCACCGGGGAACGAGCCTTCATCCCAACCCGCTATTTGCCGTTGCGCCTGCAGCCACCCGCTGCATTAGCAGCCGCGCACTGACCACCCCCTGAATCACCGATACCCAAGCCCGCCTGAACGCGGGTTTGGGGAAGTTGCACCCGAAATTCGAGGTTGCCGCCATGCAACAAGCCATTGCCATCCAGCTGGACATGCCCAAGCCCGTAGCCGAGGCCCTGCTCAGCAGCCTGCGCTGCGAGCTGCGCCGTGGCCTGACCGAGCACTGGTACGACGATCGCTACCGCACCGTGCCGGAGTTCCTGCGCAGCCGCCGCATCCTCGATGACTACCCGGCCCTTGCCGGCCACAAACGCACCATCGGGGCGCTGAAAGTCGCCCTCGGCGCCAACCAGTAAGGCCAGCCACACCATGCAGATGAAAGAAACCCTACGGGCCGAGGTGCTGCGCCGCATCGAGCGCGACTTCGACCTCAAGCACATGGTCGGCACCAACTACATGCGCAAGGGCAAATGCCCGGCGCACAACTGCGGCAAGAAGACCCTCTACACCTTCCACGACTCGCCCTGGATGCTGATCTGCGGCCGTCCGGAGAAGTGTGGCCACCGCGTCCACGTGAAAGAGCTGTACGACGATCTGTTCAACGATTGGAGCAAGACCGCCCCGGCCACCACCGAAGACCCGATGGCCACGGCCAGC